AATCTAAAACCTAATAATAGTTTGCTTTAGGTTAATTATTAGGTTTACACTTCGAAGAAGGTGAAATTTTGGCTCGAAAAAAAATAAGAGTTCGAGGACATCGCTTTAGCGATGCTCCTGCAATGTACATGAAAAGGACTAAATTCGACCGTTCGCATGTTTATAAGACAACGTTTGATTCAGGTAAGCTCATACCTGTATTTGTTGACGAGGTTTTGCCTGGCGATACTACTCGTATGTCTGTTAATTACTTCGCTCGTTTGGCTACTCCTATTAAGCCTATCATGGATAATATTTATCTGGACTGGTTTTTCTTTTTTGTACCAAACCGCCTCGTTTGGGAACATTGGCAGAACTTCTGCTTTGAGCAGGAAGACCCTGAAGATAACGCTGATTATGTTATCCCTACTGTTTCTGCTACTGGTAACTCTGAAAATGCCTATATAGGCTCTCTTTGGGACTATTTCGGTTTGCCCGTGAATACGTCCGGAAATTTATCTGGTATTAGTGCTCTTCCATTTCGTGGTGTTTACCTTATTTGGAATGAATGGTTTAGAGATGAAAACCTCCAAAAAACCGTCAAGATTCAGAAAGGCGATACTAACGAAGTTTTAAACTCTGCCCGAGCTGCTGAGCAGCCTTCTTGGGTTTTCACGTCAGGTACCAGTATTGTTCCCGGCTTAGCCTGTCCCCCTCGTGGTAAGCGTCATGATTACTTTACTTCTGCTCTGCCTTGGACACAGAAAGGACCTGGTGTTTCTATAGGTCTTGCTGGTACTGCTTCTATAGTTGATCCTACCCCTGATCCTGGTTATCTTCTCCATAGTAACTCTAACCAGCTCGCCGTTGTTTCTGCCTCTCGCGGTGAAGGCAAATCAGGCGGTTATAGAGTTGCAACAGGTAATGGAGTTGTTACGTTCGCCCGTCATGGTTCAGATTCTGATTCTAGTAGTGTAGGCGGTTTTGCTGGTAATACCTCTGGTGCGGTAACTGTTTCTGCTCAAGTTGGTTCTGCTTACCTTGGCAATGATTCTTATGTTGATTTGGACACTTCAAGTATCTTTACGATCAATAGTCTTCGTACCGCTTTCCAGATGCAGAAGTTCTATGAACGTCTTGCCCGTGGTGGTAGCCGGTATACAGAAGTGCTCCGCTCTTTCTTTGGCGTAGTTTCTCCGGACGCCCGTCTTCAACGTCCGGAATTTCTCGGTTCCTTTACTAAGATGGTAAATGTCAATCCAATAGCGCAGACTTCCGCAACTGACAATACCTCTCCGCAGGGCAATCTCTCTGCTTATGGTGTTACTGCTGCTAAGTTTCATGGTTTTACTAAATCTTTCGTTGAGCATGGCTATATTTTTGGTTTTGTATGTGCTCGTGCCGATCTTACTTATCAGCAAGGTGTTAACAAGATGTGGCTTCGTTCTACTGTTTATGATTTTTATTGGCCTACATTCGCTCATCTTGGCGAACAGGCTATTGAGCTTCGTGAGATCTATGCTCAGGGCTCTGAAGCTGATACTACTGTTTTTGGCTATCAGGAACGTTATGCCGAATATCGCTATAAACCTTCGCAGATTACAGGTAAGTTCCGTAGCTCTGTAACTGATGGCACTTTAGATAAGTGGCATTTGTCTCAGTTCTTCAAAAGTGCTCCAACTCTCAATGAAGAATTCATAGTCGAAAATCCGCCTATTGAGCGCATTATCGCTGTTCCCAGTGAGCCTGAATTCTTGCTTGACATAGGCTTCCGTTACACTACTGTGCGTCCTATGCCTATGTTTGGTACGCCCGGCCTTGTTGATCACTTCTAGAAGGAGTTGGTTTTATGTCATGGTTTTCTAATACTTTAGGCAGTATTGCTGGTTCTGTTTTAGGATCTTCAGTGCAGAATCATTACAATTCTGCTAATGCTGCACAGGCTAACCAGTGGAATGTTGAAAACTATAAACATCGTTATCAATGGGCCGTAGAAGATATGCGCAATGCTGGTCTTAATCCTATCCTTGCCGCAACTAATGGTATAGGCGGTTCTATATCTGGAGCTTCGGCTGCTTCCGTAGGCATGAGTGATATAGGTTCTACCATGAACTCTGCTAAAGCCGCTAGTGCCGCTGAAAGGCAGGCTAAGAATGCCGAGCATCTTGCAGTATCTCAAATTGAAAAAAACGTCGCAGAAGCCGATTCTGTGCGTCAGAGCACCCATGGAACAGTACTCCAGAATGGTATTCTTGCAAATGATTTAAATCTTCGCGAGCAGACTTATGAAAAGCGCCTTGGTTACGAACTTGAAAAGATGAATTTGGAGCTTGAAAACCTTCGGCTTCAGAGTTCTTACCTTAGCTCTGGTGTTTTGAACAATATTGCTTCTGCTAATCGTTCTAATTCTGCCGCTGCTTTTGATAATATTCAAACTGAAATGGCAGGTATGGAACGTGATTTTTATAAGAATCTCGAAAGTCTTACAGGTGCTCCTAGATCTGTCGCTGGTGGTGTTGGTTCTGCTGTCAAAAATGTTATAGGCTTCCTTGGAGGTCGTTATTTTGGAAGGAGATAATTTTATGTCTAATAAAACTACCATGATTCTTACTTTTATTGTTTCTGTTGTTGTCCCTTTTATTCAGGAAGTTGTAGATCTGATTGAAGCTCTGAAAGGCAAAGCTTCTTCTAATACCGTGACTGCCAAAAAGGTTGCTTCGGACTTTCAAGCCGATGTTGCTCAACTTGTTGAGCCAGCTGCTAATAAGAATGATTCTAAAAAAACTAGCCGTTTTTTCGGTTCTTGGAGGGATGCTAAATGAGACGTCGTCGTTTATCTAAACGAGGTTCTCGTCGTCTTTTTCGGCGTACCTCCAGGTCTCGTCGTAGAAATTTTAAGAGAGTAGGACGAGGTGGATTTAGGATTTGACATTCTGACTTAATCCTGATACAATCGGTACAGGTGATTAATATGGTTTGTTATAATCCTATTCTTATGTGCCCGGTTGAAGGAGCGATTACGAAAAATGGAAAACAACATTATAGTTTTTACGGTAGCCTTGCCTCTCACCCTGAGCTTGCTTGTGATAGCCGTTTCATTCGTTGTTCTTGTAAACAATGCATTGGCTGTCGTCTCGAAAATAGCAGACAGTGGGCTGTCCGTGCTGTCCACGAAGCCCGTTCTTCGTCTTCTGCTTATTTCGTCACTTGCACTTTTGACGATTATCATTTGCCATGTGATAAAAGCTTAAGCAAGAAATTTCATCAGACATTTATGAAGAATCTTCGTCGTGAGTATGGCAGTGGTATTCGCTTTCTTGGCTGTGGTGAATATGGTGAACTTCATGGTCGTCCCCATTATCATTACATTTTGTTTAATATTGATTTTGATGACAAAATTTTTCGATTCCGTACAGACGGTTATAATACTTATACTTCTTCTCGTTTTGCCAAAATATGGAAATACGGTATGCATCTTATTGGTGAGTTTAGCTTTGATTCTGCTGCCTATGTCGCTCGCTATATAGTTAAAAAGCAGACAGGTAAAGATGCTCCTTCTCACTATAAAGGTCGCATTCCTGAATTCATGGTTGCTTCCAATCGTCCTGGCATAGGTGCCAAATGGCTTGAAGAACATGGTGAAGAGTGCTATGCCAATGATTATGTTGTTATCAACGGCAAAAAGATGCGTCCTCCTCGTTATTACGACAAAAAATTTGACGAAACGCATCCTCACTGGATGGAATATATTCGTAATAACCGAGTTGAGAAGATGCTTCATAACTTGGAGAACAACACTTTTGAGCGTTTGGTTGACCGCTGTCGTGCTCAGGAAGGTAAGTATAAGCATTTTCTCGGCAGAAAGCTTGACAAGGTATTATGACTGTGTTATTATTAAGTCGGAAATGAGGTGATGCTTATTAGTGAATTTGAAGCTGTTCAAAATTTCTGTCGTTATCGTAATATTTCTTTTGACTACTCTTTTCGTGGTAGTAAATATGCCGCTTACCGTCTTAAGCCTGATGGTTCTAGGGTTATTCGCCTTGATAATGACTATTTTGTTATATCAGCTATGCTTTATCTTATGATCCGTAGGTATTTAGTTGCATTTAGAAAAGGAGATGGTTCCTCTGAGACTTTATTCCATTTATGACTCCAAGGCTGAACAGTTCAGTCCTCCACAGGTTTACCACAATGATATGCTCGCTCTGCGAGCTTTTGAAGGTATAGTTAACGATGATAAAATGCTTATTAAAAAGTATCCTGAAGACTTTTCTCTTTATTATGTTGGCAATCTCGGTGACAGCGACGGTCGCTATTACATTGAGAATTGTGACGAGTCCCACATTCCTGTCATTGTTGGTCGCGCCATAGAGTATGTGCAGACTATTGACAGTGATTCTACTAAATGATAATCTAATAAAGAGCGTATCAGAAAAAGGACGATCTCATGGAGATCGCCCTTTTTTTGTGCGCTACGCCCGCCGCGTCTAGGCGCCTGCGAAAGGAGGTGAAACTATGAAATTTAAGACAGCTTACGATCCTGCAGAAGAACATGATCATTGCGGTATTGAGTTTACCATGCCTTCTCTTGCAATTCAGGACGAGAAAGAGGAAACTGATATCAATTACATCGTAAATAAGTATGCAGACGGTCATAAAGGTATCATGACTCTTGACCTCGGCGATAGTTCGCAATACGCTTTTCTTCAATTCGGAGATGCAACGCTTCCCGGCGACTACAGTACAGCGCTTGAGCTTGTGTCCGGAGTTCGTGAAGAATTCTACACTTTACCCGCTTACGTTCGAGCTAAATTCGATCACGATCCTATGAATTTCATCGACCATTTGAATGATCCTGCAACGCTTGAATATCTCCAACAACAAGGTCTGTATGGTAGCAAATATACCTTTGATAAACCACAACAGTCCGTAAGTAGTGAACAAACACAAGAAAAAAATAACACTTTAGAACGAAATAATGAAGAAACACAAAAATAGGCGTCACCGAAGCCAGTTACTTACTTGATGTAACTGGCGTAGGTGACGCAAAAATAATCTAAAACCTAATAATAGTTTGCTTTAGGTTAATTATTAGGTTTACACTTCGAAGAAGGTGAAATTTTGGCTCGAAAAAAAAT